AAATTGTTGGTCAAGTCGGTTCTCCTTTGATGTATGCCATATATGTAGAGTATGGGACTGGTGAGTTCGCGGAGAATGGGGCAGGTCGTAAAGGTGGATGGGTCTATCAGGATCCATCGGGTGAATGGTTCTTTACTTGGGGGCAAGATCCACAACCATTTTTAAGGCCAGCATTTAGAAGTAATAAAAAGCAAGTGATAAAAATAATTGGCGATAAATTTAAAACCTCTTTCAAGGGGGTTAAAGGTAATGATTGAATTTGTACAAGAGTTAACAAAACAGTTTAGAGCAGTTACACCAGAAAGTTTTCATGAGAAGAATCGAAAATCAAACGTTACTTATCCATACCTAACATTTGATTTTGACGCTGAAGCAATTGAGCCTAATGTTGAAGGCTTTGATATTGATGTTGATATTTTCGACAATAATTCAAGCTATACAAATATATTTCAGTTGGAAAGTAATATAAAAGCACATTTTAAGGATTTAATAATTTTAACAGATGATGTATTAATGCGTTTTAACTTTTTGAGGTCTACAAAGATTTCAACCGGTGACGATTTGATTAAACGGAGAAATTTACAGATTTACTGCAAGGTAGATTGGAGGAATAAATAATGGTATTAAAGAAATCGGGATATTCAAGCACTACCGCAAAGAATTACATTATTGACGCGGGCGTTGTTTATACAAATGTCACTTTTGACAGCGAAAGTGGGGATTTTACAGGAACATTACAGGGGGCAACATCTGGCGGTGTTACATTAACTATTGAACAATCATACAGGGATATTGAAGTTGATGGGGCAACAAAAATGAAAGTGAAGGGAAATAAGGTCCTTGAATCAGCTAATGCGACTATCACCGCAAATATGAAAGAATTGACGGCTGAAAATATTCGCAAATCACTGAATGGATTAATCAGAGATGCTACTGCAGAGGAAGCACCTGCTGGATATAAAGTAATTGAATCAAAATTAAATGTTGATGATACAGATTATATTTCTAATATGGCGGTTGTTGGTCGATTAAGTGGAACAAACAAGCCGATTATCGCCATTCTTGATAACGTGTTATGCACTTCAGGCCTTGAATTAGGTACGGAAGACAATAACGAGGCCGTCGTAGAACAAACATATGAAGCACATGCAACTCCTGAACAATTAGAAGCAGAAACATTCCCATGGAAAATATTGTATCCTGGTGAAACAACTGGTGCATAAGGAGGATAATAGATGAATTATGAAATGAGAGAGTTGAGGGGTGACGATCTGTTTACCCTTCTTTCTATTGTTGGAAAGTTGGATATTAAAGACGATTTTGTGAAGATGTTTGAGAGAAATGCAGTTACTGATAGTGAAGTTGATGCTGAAAAACGTGGCATGGAGGCCACAGCTAATTTATTACAGACCGTTCTCAAAAATATTGGTTCTGTAAAGAATGATATTAATGCTCTACTTGCTGATTTATGTGGTGTAAACGTTAATGAGATTAAAAAGCTAGGATTAAAAGATTATACAGCATTATTAATTAATTTCTTTAAAAAACCTGAATTAAAGGATTTTTTTACATCTATCGCCTCCTTACTGTAAACCAAAATGAGAATATGGAGTTTAAATTAAAAGACATTTTGTTTAAACGATATGGAGATCCGTTATCCTTACTAAGAACTCATTCGTTAGCAAGTTTAGCGGATTATATTTTGTATTTATTTGATAAGGATGTAGAGGACAGCCTTTGGGAAACGTGGTTACACAAGTACAGTAAAAAGAGTTTCCCAGACTTCAAGAAAGAGCATTACAAAGATATGTACAGACCAAAGAATAAGCTATTAAGTAAAGAGGAAGAGCAGGCAGCTATCAATAATGCCATGAAGTTTATCAAGCCGGTTAACAAAGGTGGTGAGAACGTAAATGAATGAAATATTTAAGCTATTTGGTACTATTGGTGTCGATACATCGGATGCCGAGAAAGGCATAGATGGTACTGTTGGTAAGGCTAAAGACGCTGGTAGCAAAATTACAGGTTTTTTCAAAAAAGCCGCTATTGCAATAGGGACTTATTTTGCAGTTGATAAATTAGTTAATTTTGGTAAAGCATCTATCGAAGCTGCAGCAAGCGCGAAGGCTATACAAGCACAATTTGACCAAGTGTTTGATGATTTAAGGGGGCAAGCGCAAAATTCATTAGATTCTATTTCTAAGACTACCGGAATGTTACCTAATAGGTTAAAGCCTACATTCACACAAATGGCAGCATTTGCTAAAACAACGGGTATGGATACAGCTTCTGCATTATCTCTATCAGAACGTGCAACAATGGCCGCGGCAGATAGTGCAGCCTTTTACGACAAATCAATTGAATCAGTAACAGAGAGCTTACAATCTTTTCTAAAAGGTAATTATGAGAATGATGCTGCATTAGGTATATCCGCAACAGAAACAACCAGAAATGCAATGGCAAACAAGTTATACGGAAAATCATTTAACGAATTAAACGAAGCTCAAAAACAGTTAACTTTATTGCGGATGGTTGAGGAAGGAAATGCAGCAGCTGGAGCATTAGGGCAAGCAGCTAGAGAATCTGATTCATGGGAGAACCAATTAGGAAACTTAAAACAAGCTTGGACAGACTTTAAAAATATTGTTGGTGCTCCTATTCTAGATAAAGCAATAAGTGGATTAAAAAACACAACAAATTGGCTACAAAATGCCGGGCAAAAAGTTCAAGATTTTCAAGGATGGCTCGGAAATTTAAGAGATGACATTACAAGTTCTACAGCTTTTACATCATTAAGGGATATTTTTCAGGAGATTGCTGATAAGGTTCAAGGATTTTTTGACAAGGTTAGTAACAGTGGTGTGATTGATACTTTTGTCGAAAAGATGGGGAATTTAAAAGATGATATCTTAGCGATTGACTTTAATAAATTAGCTACAGATACAACAAACTTCTTAAATGCAATCTTGCCATTAATTGCAGGTGTATCTGGTGCTGCCGCGGCATTTGGCATATATACTTTAGCTTTACACGCTAAAAGTGCAGCAGAAACCATAGCAATTGTAAGTATGTATGCAATGGATGCAGCAGGGAAAGTACTAGGAACAACAATGGCTTTTTTAACTAGTCCAATTGGAATAGTAGTTGTTGCTATTGGTGCACTGATTGCAATAGGTGTCTTGTTATGGCAAAACTGGGACACTATTAAGGCAAAAGCTGGAGAATTGAAAGATAATGTTGTAAATAAAATAACTGAATTGAAAAATGGATTTGTAAATAAAGTAAACGAACTCAAAGACGGGGCAGTAAATAAATTTAACGAGTTACGCGACAAAGCTGCTAACGCTATGCAGACAGCCAAGGAAAAAATAGTAGCCCCTATAGAAGCAGCTAGAGATAAAATTAGTGGGATTGTTGATAAAATCAAAGGGTTCTTTTCTGGATTGAAGTTGAAGTTACCAAAAATAGAAATGCCAAAACTACCTCATTTTAGTTTGAAAGGTGAATTTAGCCTAAAGCCACCGTCTGTACCAAAATTAAGTGTAGACTGGTATGCGGATGGCGGTATTATGACAACTCCTACCATTTTTGGGATGAATGGAAGAAACCTTATGGCAGGTGGTGAAGCAGGTCCAGAAGCTATATTGCCATTGAATGAAGAAAACCTTAATGCTATTGGTAGAGGTATAGCTGCAACAATGAATTCGAACCAATCGAATAGACCAATTGTACTGATGTTAAATGATAAAGTTTTAGGACAGGTCATTGGTGATGTTTCTGACCAAGAAGGTGGAGTGAAAATTAGAAAGATTGACAGGGGGCTTGCTACGTGATGTATGGAATTAAATACTTAGGCAAGCACTCTTACACCGATTTAGGAATAACAATGGCACCTGGACGAGAAATAGGTTTACCAAGTAAGAAAAAAATTCTTGTTACTGTTCCTTTTTCAAATATTGAATATGACTTCAGTGAGGTGTATGGAACCCAAGCATATGAGCCAAGAACATTAAAATATCCTTTTAATATTCAAGATGCGACAAAAGAGCGAATGATTACCAAGAAAACAAAAATACTCAATTGGCTCATGAATAGTCATGGAAAGCAACCATTATATGATGACGCTTATCCGGGCTATTATTTTTTAGCCGAAATTGAAGGAAGTACATCGTTTTCAGAGAACTGGGCAGATGGAGTTTTAACATGTACATTTAAGGCTTATCCATTTATGATTGCTGAATTACCAGAAGGGAACGATATCTGGGATAGTTTTAATTTTGAGTTAGACGTTGCGCAAAAAACAAGCTTTACTGTAAATGGGGAGCTAGAAGTTATACTCATTAATGCCGGTACACCCGATGTGATTCCAGAAATAACCTGCTCATCTCAAATGACAATTATAAAAGATGGAATATCGTACACAGTTGCACAAGGAACAACAAAAGACCAAGATTTTATGTTAAGAAACGGGGAAAATACAGTAAAAATAATCGGCAATGGTGCAATCTCCTTTAAATTTTTTAAGGAGTTGATCTAGTTTGTACAAAGTAACAATTATAAATGACGGAGTGTCAACGGTTATTCATAGTCCCTACGTTAATGATTTAAAGTTGCCGGTTGGTACCATCAAAAAAGAAATTAATAAAATTGATACTTTTAATTTTGGATTTTATTTAAACAATCCAGCATACGGGAAAATTAAGCCATTAAAGACATTAATAAATATCCTTAATTTGAAAACTGGTAAATATGAGTTTGAAGGTCGTGTTTTGGGACCATCAAAAAATATGGACTCTAACGGTTTATTAGATGAATCATACGAATGCGAGGGAGAACTTGGCTATTTACATGATAGTGTACAAAAACACAGAGAATTTAGGGGAAGTCCAAAGGAATTACTTACTGAACTATTAACCTATCATAATAGCCAAGTGGAAGGATATAAACAATTCCAAGTCGGAAACGTAACAGTTGTGGATCCGAATGATTATGTTTATCTATATACATCAGCAGAAAAAAGTACATTTGAAACTATCAAAGAAAAGTTGCTTGATAGACTAGGTGGCGAACTCCAAATTCGTAAGGAAAACGGGGTCCGCTTTTTAGATTACTTGGAAAGAGTTGGCGAAGACAAAAGTACTGAAATTAAACTTGCCAAAAACCTGCTAAGCATGAGCGTTGATGTAGATCCTACCGATATTATTACCAGGCTTACACCATTGGGTACACGCATAGAAAGTGAAGACGAACAAGCAACAGACGCGTCCGAAGCGAGGCTTACCATAG